AAGACCTGACAGTAGTGCTATTTGGTTACTACGACTTTACGAGAGCTAAGATATGTATTGAACGAGAATTAGTAATGAATGGTCCAGCAATGACTACTCCAGCGCTTGCCGAGGCTATTGCACTAATTGAGACTGAACTTTGGCCAGGGGAAAAACCATACTCTCGAATTTCAGATAATAACAACTTGCTACTACTACAGGACTTAAGTTCGCTACATAAGTGCAGTTTTGCAGCAACAAACAAAGATAGCCTAGAGGCAATGGTTAACGAGCTACGAATCTGGGTAGCTGATAAAAGAATAGAGATTGATCCATGCTGCATGATAACTATAGAATCACTACGCTATGGTTTTTGGAATGAACAGAGAACTAATTGGGGTAGATCAAAGTCTTTAGGTCATTTCGATGCAGTAGCAGCCTTAATGTACTGGGTTAGGAACGTAAATGTGGTGAGCAATCCAATACCAGTTAATGTTTCTTTTGACCAATTTTACAACAACACAGATAATAACAGCCATAACGCACTTAAATCTTTAGTCAACTTGCGAGGTTAAAAATGAATGATGGATATTGGGCAGCAGCCCCAGAAAATAAAATTGGTGGCAAAGTTCTGGACCAATTTGCAGACTTCAAAAAATACTTGCTTGATAGTGGAATAATTAAAAAGCTTAGAAAATCTTACTCTGCATACTACGGCAACATCAACATCAAAGACCTCGACCAGAGTTTAAAAGCTATCCATGTGAATAATTATGCAGCTTTGGTGAATAGTTTGCATGTCATGGTGACTAGTAGCCGCCCAGCTTGGTCCGCTAGGGCTATCAATAGTGATTTAAAGTCTCAAGGTAACGCTGAGCTAGCCGAAGGTCTACTAGACTACTACATGAAAGAACAGGGCATAGAGAACCATTTAAACAAGGCAACAGAGCTTGCAATGTTCTTGATGGAAGGTTGGATTGACGTAGACTGGGATACAGATGCCGGTGAAGAGATCCACCCTGGTATGCCAGCCCAAGAAAGTAGCGACGGTGGAGAGGGTACTCCAGAAGAGAAACCAATTAAAGCTGGCGATGTTATCGTAAGGACTTTTCCTCTTATCGACGTTTGCCGAGATATTTATCGCAAAGATATGCAGCACAAGTGGTTCATAACTAGAGACTATGTAAACAAGTGGGATATGTCTGCAAAGTACCCTGATTTTTCTGAGCAGATAGAAAAACTAGACGGCTTCAACATCAAAGATGTGGAGTACGAACTCACTCCAATGCAAGACTTGTTACTACTTAACTCGAGTGACCTAATACCGATGTACACTTTAAAGCACGACAAGACTCCTGCATTACCTAATGGTAGGTTTTCAGTAGTGTTTGATAAGGATTGCGTTGTATATGATGGCCCTTTACATACAAAAAGACCTTATTGTTTCCCGATCTATGCAAAGCACAAGTCAGAGACAGCCTTTGGGCATTCAAGCCTTATGGACTTATTGCCTCTTCAAGATGCGCTTGACGCCAACTTCAGTGCCATATTGACCAATCAATCAGCAAATGCTGTCCAAAACTTCCAGATGCCTGAAGGATCTGGGCTTAAAGTTACACAGATCCAAGACGGAATGAATGTCATCGAGTTTGACCCAAAAAAAGGTGGTATCACTCCCCTAGATTTACTAAAGACTGCCCCTGAAGTGTTTAACTTCAATGAAACCTTAAACCGCTATATGCAGCTCATAAGTGGAGTCAGCAGCGTAGTTCGTGGTGATGCCCCAAGTGGTATGTCTGGGACTGCGATGGCATTGCTACAGCAGCAGTCTATCCAGTTCTCAAGCGGGATGCAGTTATCTCACACGATTGCTAGTGAAAATTGTGGTACTGCTATCATTGAACTACTTCAGACGTTTGCTGAGGAGCCGCGCATGGCTTTAATTGCTGGCAAGACTAAGAAACCTTTAATGAAAGATTTTTCTAACAAAGATTTGATGGGAGTTGGCCGAGTTATCGTAGACAGCGCCAACCCTTTGACTAAGACGGGTGCTGGTCGAATGGAAATAGCAAACCAATTGTTACAGACTCCTGGCATGATTAAAACTCCGGAACAATACCTTGGTGTCTTACTAACTGGCAACTTAGAGCCTCTATATGAGTTCGATAGATCTCGTCAGCACTTAGTTAAGGCCGAGAATGAAGCAATGATGAATGGCCAACTGGTTAAGGCAGTCCTTACTGACGATCATCCAATACATGTCTTAGAGCATAGCTGTGTATTAAATTCTATAGAGGCTAGAAATGAACCAAACATACTGCAAGCTGTTTTAACTCACATCCAAGAGCACATGGATATTGCTTCACAGATGACCCCACAAATGGCAGCGATGTTAAAACAGACTAGCTTTGCAGCTCCACCACCACAGCCACCACCTCAAAGTGGTCCTGGGCCAAACATTGAACCTTCAATGATGGCTCCTCCTGGACAATCAGAAGGTGGCGTCCCATTGCCTAAGCCAGCACAATCACCAGTACCGAACTTGCAATAAAACAACAGAGGGAGAGTTATGTCAGAAGACGGAACAGCACCAGCAGAATCTACGGAGTCAATTGAGGCTCCTGTAGAGGAAAAGACAGAAGTAAAGCAGCCACAAACACCAGAGCAAAATCTTAAGCGGAAGTTTATGCTTAAAGTTGATGGGCAAGAGTTTGAGGAGGAATACGACCTAAGCAATGAGGAGCAGATTAAGAAAGACTTGCAACTTGCTAGGGCTGCTAAGAAACGAATGATTGAGGCAAACCTTTCTAAAAAAGAATTCTTTGAACTTACTCAGAAGATACAGAAAAACCCTTTAGCTATGATTGAATCAATGGGCGACGAAGGTCTAGAGCTTATAGAAAAAATGCTTTGGGAAAAGAAAATCCGCCAGCAAACCATGTCGCCAGAGCAAATCAAGCAAGAGACTATGGAACAACGCCTTGCTAAGTATGAGGCTCAAGAGAACGCCCAGAAAGAAAAAGAAGAGGCTGATACTAATGCGGCCATTGAGGCTAAAGAGGCTCAACATTACCAAAAAGTTATCATAGACGCTCTAGATAAGAGTGGATTGCCAAAAACTCCTGAGATGGCAAAAAGAGCTGCCTTTCTATTGCACAAAAATCTTGAACTAGGTTTAGACTTGGATGCAACTGAACTTGTCGCTGAGATGCGTAAGGAAGTGCTAGACCTAGTCAAAAGCCTAGTTGGCAGTTCTGAAGGTGAAGCCTTACTTAATTTACTTGGTCCTGAGACTGCAAAGAAAATTCGTAAGCATGACATAGCTACGCTTAAGGCTAAGCAAATCGGTGGACAAAATCCAACTAAACCACTTTATCAATCAGCTAATACAGCAGCAAAAAAATCTAGGGGTTACATTACTCAAGAGGAGTGGCAAGAGGAGATAAACCAGAGAATGAAGGCTATCGCAGATTAAGCACACTTGACATCATTGTAACAAAAAGCACACAATCTTAATAAGGGGCATTTAAGTCAACACCAGGCTTTATAAAAATGTCCCAAATTAAAGATAAGCCAAAACCAGGTTGATCTAAATAAGTAGAATTACATTTTCATAACTACAACTTTATTTAACCTAAGAGGTTTAACATGGCTCAATATAATACTACCAGTACACTGGATGGAAACTTCAAAATTGTATACGGCGAAGGTCCAGTTAATGCGATCCCCGAAATATCAATTTTACAAAAAAAGATCAAGTTTGAAAAAGCAGATAAAATTGGTAAGTCTTACAACTTCCCCGTTATCTTGACTTCAGAAGCCGGAGTAACTTACCTAGCCGCTGGTTCTGGTGTTACTACTCTTAACACTGCAATCGCAGCTCAGTTAAAAGAAGCTTCAGTTGACGCCAATCAAATTATAATTCGCGGTCAGATGGATTACGAAGCTGCTGCAAAAGCTGTTAAGTCTAAAGAGGCTTTCAAATCATCAACTGAGTTGTTGGTTATGAACCTTCAAGAGACTGGATCTCGCAGACTTGAGATGGGAATGCTTTACGGTCAATCAGCAACAGGTCTTGGTGTTGGCGACACTTCAGCAAACACAAGTGCGACTGTCACTGTAGTTACCTTTACAGCTCTTAGTTGGGCTCCTGGTATCTGGGCAGGTACTGAGAATGCAAACGTAATTGCTTTTAAATCAAGCGATGACACTTTAATCTCTTCTGGTGCTGACTCTGTATTTGTTGTTACTGCAATAAACTTTGATGATAAGAAAATTACTTTTACAGGTACTTCTACTGGTATCACTGCAATCGACTCTCACCTTTCTTCTGGTGATTGTTACTTCCATTGGAAGGGTGCAAAGACTAACTCTACTACTTGGTCTGAGATGGCTGGTATTGATAAGATCATCACAAACACTGGCTCTTTATTTGGGATAAGTGCTGCTACTTACAGTCTTTGGGGTGGTTCTTCTCATTCATTCGGTTCTGCTGCTGCCACTACTGCAAAGCTTTTAAATATGGCTGGTAAAGCTGTATCTAAAGGTGGATTGCTTGGTGAAGCTGACATTTTTATGTCACCAAAAACCTTTATGAATCTATCTGGCACTATGACAGACTTGCGCCGTCAAAACGGTGGTGGGAAAGAGACTGAAGGTATTGCAGGTTTTGAAACCATTACTATTATGGGCCCAAATGGTAGACTAAATATTGTTCCGCATCCAATGGTCAAAGAAGGTGAATGCTTCTTGTTGCCAGTTAAGCAGATGCGTAGAATTGGATCACAAGAGTTTTCTTTCCAAACTCCAGGTAGAAGTGACGAACTATTCTTAAACGTACCAGATGCCAACGCTTACGAGTTGAGACTTTACTCTGCTCAAGCTATTGTATGCTTAAAACCTTCTCAGACTGTAAAAGGTACTGCGATCGTTAATACATAACAAACATTTTTAATCTTTATGTCTCTACTATCCGACGGGGTAGTAGAGCCTTTCTCACGAGGTAAAAATGGCAACTAATGCAACTCTCAACGGAGTAGTGTACTCAATACCAGCAGAGGGTGACTCTAGTTGGGGTGCTAACTTATCAGCTTATTTTATTGCAATCGCATCATCAGTACTTCAAAAAACTGGTGGTACTTTTACACTTACTGCTGACGCTGACTTTGGCGCAAGCAAAGGACTCAAATCTCTTTACTACACTACTAGAGCAACGAATCCAGCAAGTACCGGAAATTTTAGGCTTGGCAATGCTGAGTTTATTAAGTGGAGGAATGCTGCAAATAGTGCAGACCTTGGGCTTAAGGTAAACGCAAGTGATGCTCTTGAATATAACGGAATAGTCCTAGGCAACTCTCTCGATGTTATAACAGGCAGTAGAGCTTCACCTTCCTTGATTATCGCTG